CGGATGAGTGGGAGATCGTGGAGTTCCCGGCCATCCTGAACGATAAACCGCTTTGGCCCGAGTTCTGGGATATCAACGAGCTTCTGGCCAAAAAAGCCTCGATGGACGTGCGGTACTGGCAGGCCCAGTACATGCAGCAGCCGACTTCGGAAGAGGGCGCCCTGCTCAAACGCGAGTGGTGGCAGATCTGGGACAAAGAGGGACCCCCACCGTGCGAATTCACAATCATGTCCTTGGACGCAGCCCAAGAGAAGACCAACCGGTCCGACTTCAACGCCCTGACAACGTGGGGGGTGTTCTTCAACGAAGAGACCAACAACTACAACATCATCCTGCTCAACTGCATCAAGGAGAGGCTGGAGTTCCCCGAGCTCAAGTCCCTCGTGTTGGAGCAGTACAAGGAGTGGGAGCCGGACTCATTTATAGTCGAGAAGAAATCAAACGGCGCAGCGCTCTACCAAGAGATGCGGCGGATGGGCATCCCGATCATGGAGTTCACCCCGGGCAAGGGGCAGGACAAAATCAGCCGTGTAAACGCAGTGTCTGATCTTTTCTCTTCAGGTATAGTCTGGGCACCCGACAGGCGGTGGGCGCAGGAAGTCATTGAAGAGTGTAATGATTTTCCCTCCGGGAGCCACGACGACTTGGTGGACTCGACAACCCTAGCCCTGATGCGGTTTAGACAAGGCGGTTTCATCCGACTCCCAAACGACGAGCCGGAGCCGACCAAATGGTTCAAGAGTCATAGGCGAGAAGGGTTTTACTGAGGATTTATTAAATGGCTATCGAAAAAGGTTTGTATGAGGCTCCGCAAGGTTTAGATGCGCTGACGCAGGCCGAACCTGACCTCCAGATTGAAATCGTAGATCCCGAGGAAGTGAATATCGGTATCGACGGTATGATGGTCAGCCTCTCGAAGGCAGAGCCGCGTGCAGAAGACTTTGGGGCCAATCTTGCTGAATACATGAGCGAGAACAAGTTGCAGTCCCTTGCCTCGGACCTACTTGGTGACTACGAGACGGACCTCTCCTCCCGCAAAGACTGGCTCGATACCTACGTCAAAGGCTTGAAGATTCTTGGCATCCGATACGAAGAGCGAACCGAGCCGTGGCCGGGTGCGTGCGGCGTGTTCCACCCGCTCTTGATGGAGTCGGCGGTCAAGTTCCAGTCCGAGACCATCATGGAGACGTTCCCCGCTGCGGGCCCGGTCAAAACCAAAATCATCGGCAAAGAGACCGTCGAGAAGAAAGACGCGGCCATTCGTGTCAGCGACGACATGAACTACCAGTTGACCGAGGTGATGAAGGAGTATCGCCCGGAGCACGAGCGCATGTTGCTCTCGCTTGCCTTGTCGGGCAACGCCTTTAAGAAAGTCTATTTTGACCCGTCACTTGATCGCCAGACGGCGGTGTACATCCCGGCTGAAGACATCGTGGTGCCCTACGGCGCGGCAAACATTGAGCAGGCCGAACGTGTTACGCACCGCATGCGCAAGACCAAGAATGAAGTTGTGAAGCTTCAGTACGCAGGGTTCTATCGTGATATTGACTTGGGTGACCCGGTTCGCACGATGGACGAGGTTGAGAAGCAAAAGGCAGAGGATCAGGGATTTTCGGCGTCGATGGATGACCGGTTCCAGCTCCTTGAGATGCATGTAAATATTGATTTACCGGACTACCCAGATGTTGACAAGGACAACAATGAAACAGGAATCGCCCTTCCGTACGTCGTCACGATTGAAAAAGGCACAAGCACAATTCTCGCAATCCGACGCAACTGGAACGAAGACGACAAGCTCAAAACCAAACGACAGCATTTCGTCCATTACGGTTATATCCCCGGATTTGGTTTCTACTACTTTGGACTTATCCACCTCATTGGCGGACATAGCAAAGCTGCCACGTCACTTCTTCGACAGCTTATCGACGCGGGAACGCTTAGCAATCTACCGGGTGGCCTTAAATCACGAGGACTCCGAATTAAGGGCGACGATACCCCGATTGCTCCGGGTGAGTTCCGAGACGTAGACGTACCGAGTGGAGCGATCCGGGACAACATCCTGCCGCTTCCGTACAAGGAACCGAGCCAAACCTTGTCGATGTTGATGGACAAGGTGGTCGAGGATGGACGCCGCTTCGCTGCGGTGTCGGACCTGAAGATCAGCGACATGTCTGCGCAGGCCCCGGTGGGTACGACGCTTGCCGTGCTTGAGCGCGTATTGAAAGTGATGTCGGCAGTTCAAGCCCGCATCTACTACACGATGAAGCAGGAGTTCAAACTGCTTGCCGCAATCATCCGTGACAACACCCCGGATGAGTATTCGTACGAACCTGAAGTGGGCAGTGCGAAGGCAAAGAAAGCCGACTACGACGACGTGGATGTCATCCCCGTCTCGGACCCCAACGCCTCGACGATGGGGCAGAAGGTTGTGCAGTACCAAGCGGTGCTGCAGCTCTCACAGACTAACCCGCAGATCTATGACCTGCCATACCTGCACCGTCAGATGATCGAGACGCTTGGCGTGAAGAACGCGAGCAAGATCGTGCCGGATAAGGACGACATCAAGCCGCTTGACCCGGTGACCGAGAACATGAATCTGCTCAAGGGCACGCCGGTTAAGGCGTTCATGTATCAGGATCACGAGGCGCACATCCAAGTGCACATGTCGATGGCCCAAGATCCGAAGATGGCTGCACTGATTGGGCAGAACCCACAGGCGCAGGCAATTACTGCGGCGACCGCCGCGCACTTGATGGAACACCTAGGGTTCCAGTACCGACGCGAGATCGAGAAACAGCTTGGTACCGCGTTGCCGCCTCTTGCAGAAGAGGGAGAAGACAATACGCTTAGCCCCGAGATGGAGGTCCAGCTCTCGCAGGTCGCTGCGATGGCTGCACAGAAACTCCTCCAGAAGGATCAGGCCGAAGCGCAGGCTCAACAGATTGCCCAGCAACAGCAAGACCCGCTTATCCAGATGCAGATGATGGACTTGCAGATCAAACAGTTGCAGGCGCAGACCAAGGCCCAACAGGCCCAGATGGACGCGCAACTCCGTCAAGCCGAAATTCAACGCAAACAGCAGAAAGACATCATGGACGCCTCTGCGAAGTCTGACGAGCTTGAGCTTCGTCAGGCGGAGATCTCTGGCCGTCAAGAGCTTGAAGCTGCACGACTTGGTGTGGACATCCAGAAGCACAAGGCAGAGCAAGAGTTTGCTCAAGAGTCTGAAGGCTTGCGCATGGGTGTTGACATCGCCAAGGCAAAAGAATCCGCTGATCTTCAGCGCAACCGCCCCAAGCCGGGCAAGTAGAGGAGTAAATGCAATACACCAACGCTCTTGCGTACCTCGAATCAAAACTTGGGGAAGAGCGCGTACTGATTGTTGAAGCCCTAGTCCAAGGCAAATTGGATGAAGGTGAATACAAGCGACTTTGCGGGGCGCTTCAGGGTCTCGAACTCGCAAAGAATCACATCAAAGACCTTGCGAAACGATTGGAGCGTGACGATGAGTAATATTGACGTGGCAGCTACGCAAGAAGCTGCAAAGAAAGCTACACAGCTTCCAGAGCCAAAAGGCTACCGGATTTTGTGTGCAGTGCCGAACGTAGAAGAAGAGTTTGAAGGCGGTATCATCAAAGCCGACGATACCAAGAGAGTCGAAGAGCAAACCACGGTCGTTCTGTTCGTGGTCAAGCTTGGTGACCTTGCCTACAAAGATGAAGCCCGGTTCCCCACCGGTTCTTGGTGCAAGGAAGGCGACTTTGTTCTGACCCGCCCCTATTCCGGCACTCGCGTGGTTATTCACGGCAAAGAGTTCCGCATCATTAACGACGACACGGTAGAAGCGGTGGTTGAAGACCCCCGTGGAATCCGCCGCGCATAAGGAGTCAATTATGAGTGAGCAAATGGAGTTTAAGTTCCCGGACGAGCTAGAGGCCGATAAGGCCGTAGCCGAAGCGGGTGGCGACGAGAAGTTCGACATCCAAATCGAAGACGATACGCCGGAAGAGGATCGTGGCCGAAAGCCCCTTCCTAAACATGTTG